TCTCTGGCGTAAGTACTCTTTTAACAAATCAGAGTTGCGATCTTCATTAACAAAGTTGCGGTCCATCATCTTTAGTTTGGCTTGGCTACGGGCCTGTTCACCATGAAGTTCCTTGGACCGCTCTTGTTTAACGCCGGACTCCTGTTCAACAAAGTCCAGGTTCTTCAAATCAGTATCTGACTTGAGATACTGCTGCTTAGCCTGCTCAGTACCTGCTTTAGCCATGTCCAACTGAGCACCTGATTGACGTTCCATTGCTTGAGCACGTTCGTTTTCCAACTGTGCTTCCAACAGCTGTACTTCCAACTCAGCTTTACGCTGAGCCAGTTCATTTGGCTGAGGCTGGAATGTCTCAATCTTCTTGGCCAGATCAGGCATCTTTCTCAGACGCGCAATATCAGACAGAATCATGTTGCGTAGCTCGCCGTCCATGTTGTTGCCTGTGGTCTGCAGCATGAAAGCCAGTTGTTCGGCTTTGTTGTTGTCTTCTTCCGCCGTGGAAATAGACAGCCGCAAATCAAACTTGCCCGGCAGATCGTCTTTGCGTACCGTGACAAATTCTTCATTGGTCACGCGCACCACTTCTTCGTCAGAAAGGAACTCAGCGTTCATGCTGATGATCTTTCGGCCAATCTTGATGATGCCGCTGGACAAGCGCCGAAGGATCCCAAGCTCACGCTTGGAAGCTGCGTCCAATGCCCCGCGCACGCCTGCGGCTACATCGCCCAGACCCATACCTGTCACGCCCTGCGAGTAGGCTTTAACCCCCGTCAGGGATTCCGCTTCCATGTTCTGCAACTGCAGCATGAACTGAGCAGACTGCGGGATCTCTGGGTAAGTGTGCATGTACACACCTTGGCGGGGATCGACGTTGGCGTTGAACTCATAGTCCAAGCCCTTGTCAAACTTCCTGCGGTTGGTGGTGTCCAACATGTCTTTGCGGATACCTGTCTGGCCATTGGCTGACTTGCCCATTACGTCAATCATGCCCCGCGTTACTGCACCGATAACCCGCTGGTTATCCTCCAACAATGCGCCGTCTGGCTCACCATAGTTGGACTTGCGCACGGGCAGGTACTGCTCGACTACAAAGGGAATCTCTTTGTCTGGGAACGGGTTGTCCTCCAGACGGATCATGGTGTCGCCTACCCAGGCGGCAACAATTGGCTTGATCAAGCCTGAGCCATCAATGTCCCGGCAGCCCCAGTACTCTTGCACCACAAACTTTTTGCGCGGCTCGTCTGAGAAGTTAAACGTCTGCGTGTCACCGATTGCGTTGTAGTCAGGAGTTCCCAAAATTGAGTTGGATTCCACATTGATGCGGTCCAAGTTTTGGTACTTCTTTCCATCGGTCTTGAGTTCAGCCAAGGAAGACTCAAACGTAAAGCCAAGGAACTTGGCCTTGCTGATGTCGCCATTGCAAGTCGGGTCAATGATCACGTTGCGGTAGTCACACACTTCAAGCGTTGGGCGGTTCTTGACCGTACGCATCTGTTTGACTTGCTTGTCCCCAACAATCACTGGCTCAACGGGCTGGCCTTGCTCCATCGTCAGGTCATGGGCTTCTTTGAGTTCATCCGGCACATTGGTGGCGTACTCGCTGGGCGAGCTTTGCATCAGGTTGTGCAGCTGCTCATGCAGCGGACCCATTTCCGGATTTACCTGAAACTGCACATCTGGCACGGTGACTTCTATTTCCTCTTCTTCAAAGTGCCAACCTACCCGCACAATGACTGTGCCTTCATCGACAGCAGCACGAATGTACTCGTCTATGAACTTGGTCTTGTCGATGTGGTTGTTGAGCTGGTGGTTCAGAACCAATTGGTTTTGCTGGGCGGCTTTGCGATCTTCAGCGGTCACGGGCTTGACGTTGAATACATCGTCCGTGCTCAGGAATGGCTCGCTCAAAGAGGCGTACCGCCACTCGGCTTGTTTTCGGATGAGCTTGGGCACGATGCTGGAGTTGCCCTTGCCTGTAGACACCTTGGCTTTGCCAGTGATGTTCAGGTTGTCCAGCCACTCATTGATCTTGATGACCTGGTTGTCGTGTATGGGGGTAGCGTCCTGAAGGTCTTGCTTCAAATCAAGTACCGTAGGCTCTTTTTTCCACTCGGTCAGAGGCTTGACACCCACGTCTGAGGACTTGTTGACTTCATTCATAGGTGGTCATGCTCCGATTAGGAATTACCATTTAACTTTGTTGGCCCAGTACGCAGCACTGAGCTTGCCTTTTGCAATGTCTTGGGCGTGTCGGGCTTTGAAAGCCTCGTTACGTGCCGATCCATCGGGCGATCCCTTGACGCCTTGCTGCCCAAAGCGGATGGTCTTGATCTGGTCGCCAGACTTAGCCACTACTACATGGCTTTTAGTCGGGTGACTGGGCGTAGCTTTGGGCTGATTAAAGCCAGCCACCCCTGCATTAACAAGACGCGAGTCTTTGGTAGCCACTTACATGCCTTTTTTAGCCGGAGTCTTGCTAGGCATTTTGCTTTTAGCAGGTGGCTTCTTAGCAGCTGGTTTCATGGGGGCCATTTTTTTGTCATACATAGCAATACTCCTGATGGTCAATTGAAGTTAACGAAACTTGGATGTCTTGGCGGCAACCTTGGCAGGCTGCGCTACAAACTGCTTGCCACTGCGATTACCTTGGGCTTTGCCCCGGTTAGTCGCTGCTTTTTCTGCAGGACTCAGCGCACTCCACGCAGCGTCAGGCAAGTAACGCTTCTTGCCATCTGATGGCGTGCCGTCACTAGTGCGCCATTTCTGGTCGCCCCAGCTTTTCAGCGATTGTTGTGGAGCTTTCATTATTTATATCCTCCGCCTTTTGCTTTGTATTGCACGGCCAGCAACTGCGCCTTACGTGCGCTCCATTCGCCAGGATCACCGCCTTTAGTTCCGGCCTTGATGTTTTCAAACAGCGTCTTGCGCATGGTTGGCTTGGTGTAGTTACCCGCTGCATTAACTGTCGATTTAGGTTTGGTTGCCATGTGTGTTTCCTTTAAACCCAGCCTCGGTCATACAACTTGCTGCCTTCGCTGCCCTGATCGACTTGCAGGTTCTGCAGCTCAAGCTGCTGGCAGGCTTGCTCGTACTTAGCAGCGTAGTTGTTGGCTGCATTGAACTCATTCGTCAAGCCAATGGGGTTGTTCACCCGGCTGGCGACAAAGTACAAGAGCGCTTCTTGATAAGCGTCAGGCAATTCCAGCTGAAGCACATCAGGCTCAAAGTCATCTGGATCAATCTTGAAATGGTTAGCTCGATACACCACTTCCAGCGTTCCAGTTTTAAGCTGCTCGGGTAGATCCATGGCACGCAGTACCACCGAAAAAGGTACGCGCAGCGTGGTCGCTGCCGGGGTCATGACCGAATGCGGGTCAGATTTGTCGTTGAGTGACAGCTCCAGTCCCAAGTCTGTGAGCACCTGTTCAACTTTGAGCACATCGTCTTGGAACGGCAGCATGGCGCTGTCCAGCAAGTACTTAATTGGCTCCCGCGAAAGGCGGTTGCTGACGGCAAACTTGCTGTTCAGCGAGTAAGTGCTGATAGTCGGCGTCAGCTGTAGCGTTACACGGCCTTCCTTCAAGGCAAACCGTTTGTAAATCGAAGTTAGCCCAAGGCTAACGTGCGACAGCACGCGAACGTAGTTGGTTCTATTAATAATCCCAGCACCAGCGCCACCAATATTGAGTTGGCTCAGCTCGCCATAGGTCAATTGATCGAATACTTCTTGAAGCGTCATGTCTAGTCCTTAAACAATATACGAGGCAATGCGATCCATGCTGTCATCTTGGACATCAAGATCCCACATACCGTCTGATTTGCCAGAGGTAACTAACGGCGCTTCTTCAGAGGGTTTCCACGGCGTCAGTGCAGACAGCATAGAAACAGTATCCAGAAAGTCATCGTGCTTGCTTCTGAAACCAGAAACAGATACCAAGCTTAATTCATTTACAGCTTCAGCAATTGTAGCTTCGGTCTTTCTTTCTAATGGAAAGAATATCTTTCGTGCTTTGAACAAAGGAACCACGGTGTTAAAACGGACCATCTTGTTAGTATTG